TCGCCACCGAATTGTGGGAATACTGTACGCATTAATGCATATGCACTGGCTCTCCAGTCTGCAAATGGGCCTGTAATCACTTGCCCAGCCTGTACAGCCTCAATCAGATTCTCTTGAATATCGTAGACTGTTGCCGCATAATCGTTTGCTGATGCATAGTCTTCTTCCAACTGAGTCCGGTAACCTGCTTCACGTCGAACATCTTCTTTCGCTTCTGCTTCAGCTTCTGCTTTCTCACGAGCTTCAGTAACCGCAGAACCTCTGACTTCAGCCGCCCCAGCTCGCATATTAGATCGAATTTCGGAATCCAAACGCTGTCTTTCAGCAGGGTCTTGTGTGGAGAAATATTCTTGAACGCCTGCGGCAATTGCTGGGGTATAAGAGCCGTAATCTTTAGGGCTAATTGTACCAAACTTTGCAGTAATCGCATCAGATTTTTTCTTCGCTTCTGCCTTTTGACGTTCAATGTCAAGCTTGTCTTTAGCAAGTTGATTATCAAGTTCTTGCTGTTCCAGTTCTTGTGCACGTTGCATCGCCGCAAAGGAAGCCTGTGACATTCCTTGCTTACGGAACTTATCAGCTAATGACCTGAAATATGCAGACTTTGACATATCTCCGGGGGTACTTTGTACAACTGATTGTGCTTGCCGAGCCATCGTGACACGGGGATCAAACGGAGCACCTATTTCTGCGATGTTGCTGAACAGTCTCCGATTTGCTTGGCTGATAAACTCAGGTGCACTTTCACGGATTTCTCGTCGGACTTGTTGTTCAACTAATTGAGGATTTGCAAACAATCCTAAGACTTGTGATTCTGCCATGTCCGTTCCTTATGAGTAGTATAAATCAGGATTTTGTAATGAGCGAGCGAATGCACCATTACCGCCTCCGCCACCACCGGAGCCACCGAATAACCCTGAACTATACATTTGAGTACCTAATTGACCTAAAGAACTATACAGTGCTTCACGTCCTTCAGCACGGCTGATACCAGCCCTTCCTGATAATTGAGCGATATTGCGGAGTGACTCTGCGTCTCTTCCAGCCGCCTTTAAACGTGCTATCCGTTCCTGTTCTGCTAAACTAAGACCGTATTCCATTTCTGCTCGACCGATATCATATACACCAGCCTCTGCCCCAAAGAATTGTTCCGTTAATCCGAGGTCTTCAAGGATGCGCTTACGAGCTAAGTCCTCGCTTTGAATGGCTGTTGCAAGGTCTTCTTGAGCAAAGATGGATTCAAGTCCTGCAAAGCTGGGTTGGGCGTATTGTCCGGTGCCAACATCTACCCCAAGACCCAGCAATCCTTTAGCGGCTTGTTGGCTGAATAGTTGCTCACGCTGTTTCGCTCGTTGAGGATCTCGCAAAGCAGTAATAGCTTCAGAACGTCTAAGCGCCGCTTCCATTGGATCAGCGGTCAAGTTTGCTAGCACCTCTGAGCCTAACGCACCATACCGACCAGCCCTAGCTTCCATCTCCGGGGTCAGATCAAATCCAACATCGGTTAAACGACCGGCTTCATCAGTTTCTGTTCGGAATGTACCATAAGGACTGGTAAAGCCTACAGCACGAAACTTTGCCGCCTCTGTTGCGTCTCTTCGTGCTCGTTCTTCTGCGGCAATCTGTCGATCAATAGCCGCTGTTCCAGCTTGTGCAGTTCGTCGAGCACCATAAGCACCTAATAAAGAGCTACCAATTGAGAGTGCTGTTCCTATTCCTATTGCCATAATCTGTTCCTGTTAAGCTGTACGTTTCCACATATAAACAACAATGTAGGGCTGTAAGTTATTGTGTGCCTGTCCGCCACCTGTTGATCCTGAAGTGCCAGTAACATCGTTACCGACTGTAGTACCAGAGTCAAAGGAGTTGTTCTGTGATCCTGAGTTAGGCACTGAGTGAGTGTGTGCAGGGATTTCATCAACAGTCAATGTATGCGTTTTAGCACCGCCAGTCTCTTCTGCAGTATCAAAGTCTGTATCACCAGAGTCAATACCTACAGGTACACGCCCTGCACCAAAAGCTGTCCAAGTACCAAAGCCAAGTAGTGTTCCGGGATTGGTGCTATCTGACGCATTAATATACACAGATCCAACAGGCCAAACAGAAGCTAAGTCTACATTTGATACGGCGGTATCCACATAAGCTGTGGTAGCTAATTTAGTTGAATTATTTGATGCCGTTTGAGTCACCCCTGTTGTACCAGTAGGTAGCGAAGGAGTACCTGTAAATTCAGGCGAGTTTGTATTAGCCTTTGTTCCTATCGATGAGGCAATGGCATTGAACTCATTATCAATCTCCGTGCCTTTAACTTTTTTTCGGGTATCCCCAACAGGGTAACCGTCTTTTGCCGCAAAGTTTGTTGCTTTTACATAATCAGACATTTAAACCACCAATTTCCCTGTCTTTGCAAAGATATCAATTTTTTGTATTGACAAAGCACCACCATTCACATCAGCCTCAATACCGATCTGTAATACAGTGCCTCGTCCACCTAAACTTAATGAAATATTATCCAAAATAATTCCTGATGAGTATTCTGCTTCATTGTCAATATCATCATCTGAAAAATATTCATCGACATTATACTCTGATGTAATTCCTTCAGATAATTGAAATGCAGAGCTATCATAATCAATATTGTAATCGAATGCCCACTTTAATGAGGCTTCCTGTTCTGTTGCTCCAATCAAAGCAATGCGGATCTTTTTTAGAATTTTTTCAACTGTAGAACTATCAAAATCAAAATAGTTTGTATAATATGACATACGATATTTTGTACCATTGTCTGTATACCCGTCATATTTAGCAACGTAGGCAGTTTGCCCTAATAATAATGTGTTATCTTTAGTGACTTTAAGCGCAGTGGGTTGAATATCAGTCCAAATCGTCGTTCTCCGACTACCGTCTTGTAAAGGTGCTCGCATGTCAAAACAATACACAAACCCTGTTGACGGGAAAGTAATCAAATAAAAAGCATCTTGTGGAGAATATACGCCTTTAATCCGAAACTCTGTTTCGCTTTGTGTATACTGAACAATGTCATCCCGGACGTTGCGACTGATATCAGTAATTGGTGCGGATTGTTCTTGAATCACACGCCCAAGACTTCGTACACCATCAGCACTTAAAAACACCACATCAGTTCCAACAGCGGCGACAGAATCACGAGCAATACAGCCAATCCCTGTAATGTGGTCAGTCATTTGGAATCCAATACCGGTAGGGTCTTCCGCACCGGCAAAGAATGCAATGTTACGACGACCAAAAATGACTAATCGATTGTTGTAAGCAGTGATTGCTGTCACTGTATCATCTTCACCAAACAGTTCACGGATGTTTAAGTAACCTGTGCCAGTCCCTGCAAACGCTTTAGGCTCTAAAATCTTACTCCAGTAAACTGTGTAGTCATCTCCGACCCAAAGACGGTTAAAACAAGCAGAACCACACGAAGGTGTTGTCGAACCCGGTGCGCTAGTAAATTCAACATATTCGTCTGCTGATCCATCATAGTAGACCATTTGATGTCCTTGCTGGACAAAGACTGATACATTGTTATAACTCAGGATCTGCCAATCATCATCGGTGATCGCAATAGCGGCTTTGGTTGCAGTACCACCAGATGTGTAAGCAGTAAATGCCGAGGAATCGGTACTGTCTAAAGTAAAGGTATCCGCATCAACCACCGTAATTGTGTAGGTGTTAGTGTTCAGCTCAGTCATTCCAACAACACCAGTAATCGTGACTGAATCACCGGTCTCAAAATTATGCCCGGTAGCGGTGATTGAACATGGGTTTGCTTGTGTTGCCCCTGTGATTGTCGCTGACTGTGCAGTTAATTCAACAGGATCTAAACCACTGTCAAGCTTCCACAGCTTGCTGTCAGCGGCAAATAAAGTTGTTAGGCTACCATCAGTCTCTGTGTGCTCACCAATCGCTCTGACAGCTCCTGTGACGCTTACAGACTCATTAGAATATTCAGTCCATCCTTTACGACTACCGATACGACCGAACTTATCGATAACACAGTTTGATGCATCCAATGCAAAGCCACTTGAAATGGTAATACCAGATTCTTGAGTGTTTAGCCCAAAGAAGCCCGGTGCGGCTAGTGTGACACTACGTAATTCACCAGCCACTAAATCTCACTCCAAACAAGTTCATCTGCAAAGTGTCCGGCGTCGATAGCAATATGGTCTGATAACGATTGTGCAAACAGTGCAGATGCTTCTTGTGACATGATGCCACCATCTTCACCACGTTCTGCAATTGCTCTTGCCACTGCACCAAGTATGACAGGCTCAGAAGGAACGGAAAGTTCATCGTTGTTAGTAGATAAGGCGGCTTGTGGGTTTACCACGTTAAAGCGAAGTGTGTACACACCATCTGGTATTGGATACACATTCACTAACGTATCTCCGTCAGCAGAGATTCCGTTGAACCCGTAGTATAAAGGCTTTCCAGTTTGAGGACTAGCGGCGTTTAAGAATGCATCATCCAACCATGTAGACGTGCGTCTTTCCATAAAGAAATTGGAGGTATCATTAACAACATTTAAAACCCTGAACCGGGAACCTGTTGTTTCCAACTCGTAAATATATGAATCAGCGGCTGTGGTAACCGTCAATGTTTCTCTGAGTGCGTTCCAGTTCCATGCATCCTCAACCTGACGCTTGGCATCATTAACGAATTGTCCAATCAGTTTGCTGTATGCGTTTTCGGTAACGCCACTCACTTCACGCTCTCGTAAGCGGATCATGACAGAGTTAACAAGTTCTAAATAGTTCATTACCACTTCACCTTATCAGCCCAATAAGCCGCTGACATCTTACCTTTAGCAATATTCTTTCCATGTCTGGCTTTAAATGAGGCACGTTTTGTCTTCATGCGTTGTGATTCCCCGGCTTTTGGTTTTCCTGCAGTCTTTGCACCCTGCTCTCCAAAGCGAATCGTCTTCACTTGGTCGCCTTCTTTTGCGACTACTACATGGCTTTTCTTTGGATGATTTGGTGTACGTTTTGGTTTATTGTATCCTGCTACACCAGCTCGTTGAAGCCTTGGGTCTTTAGCCATCAGTTATTCCTTACTGCTGTTGCATTCTGTTCAATAACAGAAACAAGAATTGTTGCAGATGCTGAGGCGCTTGCTTGGATTTTATCACCGGCTTCCATCATGATAAATTCATTATACGGGCCGCCGATCTGAAATACATCTTTTGCTGACAGCGTTTTACCATCTAATATAGCTAACGCTGTGGCAGTAGATGCCTTGTAATACGTGAGGTTAAAGGTTTCGTTTGATCCTGACGTATTGGTGATATATACCAGTACCCATTCAGCACGTTTATTGGCTGGAACTTCATAAATATTGGTGAGCGATGTGGTTAACACCGCACCTACTGATCGTTTTGTAGCCATTGAATTATACCATAAAAAATGTTAAATGTCAAATTACTTACGTCTCTTGCCTGATGCAGTGACTTTATGCTTAATAGGCTTTGAAGAAGTCTTACGTTGAATGCTGGATTTCTTCTCAGCGGATGTCATCTTCTGCGCTACTTTTTTAGGTCTACACGCTGGATACGGTCTTTTACTGCCGCCCTTGGCTGACTTCCGCCCACAAGCTTTACCAGTCTTGAGATCAACCCATTCTTCTTTGAACCATTTGGTTAGCCCGCCTTTAGGCTTACTTGTACGTGCCACCACGTTTCTTGTACTCCTTGGTTAACCAGCCTGATGCATACGCAGAAGGCCAGACTTTATACTTCTTCTTGGCCTCTGCTTTAACTCTGGCATACAGAGCTTTATTTTTTGGTTCTGCCACGCTTCTTCACCTTCTTCAAATCAGCACCGGTAATCTTCTTCCGAGGGGGAGCGACTGCCGCTAGTTTCTTTTGTTTAGGGCTATACTTGCTGTAAGGCATCAGATTGTCTCCAATCGACGACCTGACTTACGACAGCGACCTTGCGCTGTACAGGTGTCTGGTGTTGTACAAGTTGCACACAGGATTGGCGTAGGGGCATCCACAATCGGAGTCTTACGCCGGGTGTTGTTCTTCGGTGCTGTTTTCTTTTTACCATACATCATTTCTTTAACATCTCCATAACGCCTTTACCGGCTTTGACACCGAATGAGGCCAGTACAATCACCATGAGAATCTCATGATACCAAATCGGCAAAGTTGCCAATGCGTCGAATCCCCGCTGTATATGTGGAACCATGTCTGGAATAAAAACAAGTATCAACGGGATGCTGAACACTATCGTTAACCACTCGTCTTTCCACGAGTTCTTGGATGCCTCTGCCATGATGCGTTCCCAATCCGCTGTGGACTGTGCCGCTGTTTTCAGTGCGGTGGCTTTGGCCTCTGCGGTGGCCTTGGTTGATTCCGCCTTGGCACTGACCCATGTACCTGCC